CTCATGATTAATCAAATGCCATATCTCATTAGATCCTAACGGCCCGCGCTCTGCTATTGTCTTGTCAAATGCTGACTTGTCAAATACATCCCCATCCCGATCAATGCTTTCCATTTCAGCAATGGCCACCTTTACGCTCCTATTAGACGTATCCACATCGAGCGCCTTTAAATCGTAAACCTTATGCTGAATAGTATTCATTGATTTTTTATTTTGCCAGTACGATACACAAACCGCATATCTTTGATCATTATCTCCAAACTCACCTACCATCTCAGAGTCGCCCATGCATCTATCTAAAAACTGATCCCTATTTTCATTCGCTCTCGGACTTGGCATATTAACAAAGTTGAAATGATAAATTGATATTAAAACCTGAATGTGTCAACTATATTGTTTTTCCTTATTAACCGCCCATTTGCATCCCTTTTATTAACTACTGCAAACGTACACCGACATCTTATAACATCCACCGCTTTTGCCTGTGGATCATGCGGATGCTCTAATTCCGTTCCAGACCTGCTGTCTACAAACTTATCATTAAAATCCACCGTTTGCCCATCCAAATGCCAATGATCCGCGTTATCCTTTTGCCCATTGATAGGATTGCCCCTTGTTCTGTTGTCTTTTGCAGCAACCCACATCTTTTGCTTTTGAAATGGTGACTTATCAGCCCCTACAAAAGTACCTGCATGAATAGCACGCCCTACCTCCGTACGTGCAATAAGATCCGCCCTGTTCTGATTTAATCCCGGTACAATTTCACTTATATACCTTGCATAATCGTAATAACCCCACCCCTCCCGATTGCCCCGATCCAATATATCCAGCATCATGCCCCGGCTTGTTTGCACTATCTGTAAAACGCCCTGATTGTAAAAATTAGTACCCAAATACTCAAGTATCATTTGTACCCATTCTTCACTCGTTCCAAATTGCTTTTCTTTGCGTAAATTGTTATAATTATCCCTTGCATATTTAACGCCAACCTCCCTAATCAATTGGTTTAATGTTCCGCTAATCCCATCGCTAAAAAGCAGATTATTGACATACCTCCTTGCATCCTGTACACTATTTTGCAAAGCATCTTTAAACCCCTGCATATCCGATTGTAATGCACGGTAAAACTTGCCTTTAAACTTATTAATGTATTTAACGGCTTTATTCCTTTCCCGGTTCCAATATATTCTCCGTTGTCTTGCCGTCATATTTAGAGATGAAGTTAATCAGTTCTTTTGTAAAATGTCCGCGCCTTATTACCATCTTTCCATACTCATTAACGCAATTCTTTTCCTTTTCAGTTTCAGGGTATTTCCGCTTCGCTATACTTTGACAATATTTTTTAATTTCTGTTATATTCAAAATTTAAGATAAGTTCTGTATAAAAATCTATTGCAGAAATATTCATAAAAGCAGTAAAAATATCGCCATTTACAAACTGCCAGCCATAACCCCTAAGCCATATAATCGTTGTATTCTTCGCTGCTGTCATTACTTACATCTTCATTAGGTATATCAATATCTTCTATCAATCCGTAATTTCCAGTTATTAAATACTTATTGTGCATCTGCTCCGTTGTAACCTCAAAGCCTAATAATTGCCTGTATTCATTGCCAGTTATTGCACCCCTGTCAAACATACTATTGTAAACAGTTGACATCTTACTGTAGTCATCTTGCAATTCAGGTAAAGCGCTGAAATCAAAATCTAAATACTCACGGCTGCCAAACGATGGAACTAATACCCTGTTAAGTTCATCCCTCAAACTATTGCATAAAGGCATAATCAAATCAGTAACAAATTTCTTTTGAGCCCATTCTTTATTACTAAAAGATTGCCCTGGAACTAATATATCCGGATCCACACCCATAGCCATTGCAATACGCTCCATTGTCTTATCCTGACTATCTAAAAGCTGCATGTCTACTGAATCTTTACCAATATCCAAATATCCCCATTTACCCTGCAAAGTAGCAACAGCTGCTTTCATAGCAGTGTTATTAATCTTATTGTCAATTACAGATTTCAACTGGCTCGATTGTTCAGGTGTTAAATTGTCAAGTGTTTCATTAAACATTACACCTTTTGCGCCACCGTTCTGAAACATAGCAACTGCCGCCTCCATTGCATCATTATCCTGTTGCAACCTGCGCTTTAAAGGCTGCAAAGGATTAAAGCCCCTTAGATGTGTTCTATCGACAGGATCAAAATTAGGGTTAAAAGTTTTCCAATGAATTATATCTGTTTTATCTACAGAAACCATTTTACCTCCTATATCCAAAACGTAACCTAAAACGCCATATAAATCTTGTGGATCTGGAACTATCTCTACTTTGTTAGGAGGTATTAAATACATTTCTAACACTTCGCCGTTTTCTATACCACCTCTATTAAGCCAAATAAAAGACTCACCATTTAAAACATAAAAGCTAAATAACCCCTCAAAAAAAGCATCAGAACCTTGAGACGGATTAGGATTGTTTATTAATTTACTTAAAGCAGAATTGCTTACTATTTCATCCAATGCTTTTATCCTATCTAATTGATAGCGTTGCACATTATTAACTGGAGAATGTTTATAGCGCTTTAATGTTGTATTACTTTTAGGCAAATAACTGTAAATAGGCACATTAGATGCTTTTTTAGCAACCTTTTTAACCACCGTGTAAACAGTATCGTTATTGCTATAAGCATTTTGATCTTTATCCCATTTAAAAAATGTTACCGGCGCACCTACATAAACGCCTGGGAATGACATTGCTTTCTTTTGTATCTTTTCAATGCCTAAAAGTTTATTTATCCAACTCATTAGAATGCTACCCAACTGGGCGATTTTGTTGTAAGTTTAGTAAAGATGCCGTATCTCATTGCATCCAATAAATGATCATGCTCCTTTACAGGGCTTTCATCACTTGCTATATTTCCATCTTTATCCGTTTTCCATTTGTACGATTGCAACTCAGCTTTTAAATTCTTGCTTGCATGTTGAATGTACAAAGGATGTGATTTAACTTTCATGATGCCTGCCCATACATCTTTATCCGCCGGTTTACAATTAAAACCCGATCTGTTAAGCTCTTCAATCGTTTTTGGTTCAGCAGCATCACAAAAAATTTCATCACTCCTTGACAAATTTAACGATTTCAATTTACTTATAAGATCTGAAATTGTCAACTTAGGTTCATATAACATTTCCTGAACATAATTAGACCCCTCATAATGCTCTATCTTTACCAATGCTGTAGGTACAGTATACCCAAAATCTAAGCCATAAAAAACGCTACCTTTACCAGGTAAATCACTACATACTTTCCATTGCGTGTAAATTAATTCTTTTGAGGCTCCCCTCTCACCTAATCCATACACTTTCCACATAAAATCATCAGGAAGATCTTTATATGATTCTATATATTCAACCTGCTGACGGCTTAAATTGTGTATGTTGTCTAAATAAGTAGAATGTATTTTTTTGTTTTTGGGATTATCCGCAATATCATAAACCCATGAATTAAACTCCGCCGGGTTCCAATCCATGAAAATAGTTCCAGTAGTACGCATTGCTAACTGATCAAACAATATTTTATTTATCAGATTTGCTTCATTGATAAACAATATATCACGACCTGGGCCTCTTGCTTTACCCTCATCTTCTAAACCGAAAAGTTCAATATAACTGCCATTAGGAAATGAATAAACAAAGTCAGTCCATCGCATCCAGTCTTCGTACCAATTATTAGTATCTTTTAAAACATGCTGCAAGTCTCTAAAAGCTCCCCTTTTTATGTGAGGTAGTGAATGACTTACTATAGATATTCTTTTGTTTTTTTGTGTAGTTGCAATACTTACAAGTATCTGAATAGTTGAATAAGATTTACCAGACCTACTACCCCCCTCATTGCATATTATTTGATAGCCTTGTTCATATGCTTCATATGTCGGCCAAATTACTTTGCTCGGTATTGCCATTAGGTGAAATTATAACCTGCTTTAATTGAGGCATATTTACCTCTGTTTGTGATTTATCAGATTGCCCTAACCATTGTTTTCCTAACCAAATTTGCATGCCTCTATCTTTGTCTATAACAGCAGATTCATATTGTGCTAATCTAAGGCTTTTCATTCCTTTGGCTTTGTTTTTTGCCTTAAATGCCATAAATTCCATTCCTAAATCTATCTTACATCTGTCGTAAATAGTATTTTCATGACATCCTACAACGTCAGCTATTTCACTACCTGAACATCCTGCTTCAAGCCATTTACCTATTTGTTCCCAGTCTAATTTTATTAGGCTACTCATATTTTAATCCGTTTTTTATCATTTGTATATCGGCTTTAAGATCATTATCTTTTCTGCGAATGTACATTCTTTTTATTATTTGATAAATTGTTTTACTATATCCATAACATGGCAAAGTTTCTCTTATTGTAGTTCTTTGAATGTTTAATTCTGTGAACAGATACCAAACGTAAAGATATCTTGCTTTGTCATAATCTTTACTTTTTTTAGTCAACTCCCTAAATTTAGGGGTCAAATATTCAATCTCAATTATTGAGGCAACTTTATCAATTTGATTTGATTGCTGCTTCATTGCATTTAATCAAATATTGTTTTTGGATCTTTATCAAAGATACTTTTATTTATCATAATTTCAAATTTTATAAAAACTAAGTAATTTTACTTATTTAAGTCCTTACACACTTTTCACTATTTTCTTTACCCCGTTACTTTTTTGTATATTCTCTTATATATATATATTATTATTATTATTATTATTATAAGTAGAAAAAAAGTAAAAAAGTGTGTATTTAAGTATTAAATAATTGGTTTTTAATTTGTTATATATGCACACTTTTCAAAATTTAACAAAAATAAATGTATGAAATGAATATAAAAACTATGCATGATTTTTTTTACAATTTTCACTTTACACACTTTTTTCTTTTCCTATACACACTTTTTAAAACGGCACATCATCCGTCAAAACGTCTTTAAGCTCCATAATTTGGTAAAATAATCCGCTATGATTTGTCACCCTGTATTTAGAATTTATTACTAATCCATCTTTTGTATCTGCCCATTTTTGAAGCCACTGAGTTAATAATGTTTGTGATAATTTATTTTTAAGTAATGAATTTATATTTTCTAAAAGGTCACTTTTGGCTATTTTAGCAGCATATTCGTTTTTCGACCTGTTAGGATACCATTTGTCAAAATCAATCGCATTAATGCTTAAAACGCCATTTTCTTCCTTTCTTTCCGTTTTTAGTATCTGAGGGAACCATGAATAAAACTTTTGGTCAAATAGATTATCCATATATTCAACAAAGCCGCGATCAGTTGAATTA